CTTAACAAGAGTTAATGCTCCTGTGTCTAACGGATTAGCATATATTGCTATATTCTTACGACCAAAGAATATGATAAATCCATTATGTGCTGCAGCAGCAACTACAGGATCTCCATTAGGAAGAACTTCTTGTAGGTTAATATACCCAGCAGATCCATTCTGAAAGTCTGTACCAGCTAGTAAGTCGCTAAAGTAAACAGTCTGAGTATCTCCTGAGATACCACCACACCATATTCTTCCGTATGCTGAGAGTACCCAACTAGGCATAAATGTTGATGTGCTATGATTAAGAGGTAACGTAGCAGCATCTCCTACTCTTTGATAACCAAAGGTATTACTATTGTGATCATTAAAACCACCACCAGAGGTAGGTAGCTCATGATACACTAGCATTGGGTGTGCATCTTGTGCTAAATACACATGAGGCTGGAAGTCGCTAACGTCTCCGTAAGACATAGCAGCACCTTGCCAGTTATTACCTGTAATGGTATAAGTAGCGTCGCCACTGTTAGTAGCATTACGTACTGTCTTGGTAGTCATCGTAGTTGTTCCTACGAATAGCTTATTATTACCAGCACTCAACACTTGATTACTACCGCCATCTACTACTTCAAATAAAAACTCTACTGCATTACCTGCTCCTAAGTCAGTATTAACTGAGGAGTTGACAGGAGTCCATCCACGTCTTGCTCCGATACGACCATACTTATCGATTACACAGTTCTGAGCTTTTAATGCAAAGCCAGAAGACAAAGTAATACTAGATTCTTGGAGGTTAAGTCCATAGAATCCAGGAGCTGCTATTGATGCTGTTTGTAGTGGACTAGCCATTAGTTCCAGACCCACTCTTGTTCTTCTAAATACCGCCCTGATTCCAGTGCTATAGCGTCTGCTAGGCTCTGACGCATGAGTTGATATGTCTCCCCAGCCTGAACTCCTCCGTCCTCACCACGCTCTGCCTGAGCCCTTGCAAGAGCACCTAGGATTACAGGCTCTTCAGGTACTAGTAAAGTATCAGCATTAACTGCTAAGGGTACTTGTGGTTTAATAATGTTAAAACGAAGGTTATACGCACCATTAGGAATAGGATATAAGTCTACCTGAGTGTCTCCGTTGGAGTTAGTACCGTTAAAGTTATAGTAAGCAGGAGACCCCTTCTGAGGAGTAGTCATTAAGAACTGCTGATCCATCCACTTAGTAGAGGCTAGTTCTACGAATGCATTCTGAGTATCGTTGATAACATCAATAACTCTGAATCTTTGTCCTGAGCCAACTAGAACGTAGTTAAATACATCGGCTGTAGTCGTAGCAGATAAAGTCTCAGACAAGGCATTCCAATTATAGGAATCCTCAACCATACGTTTAGAATCGTTGACAAACCTAGCAATCAATTTTACATAGGCATTATCAGAGACTGAGGTAGCCTCTGGCTCACGTAGCCTGATAAGCACGTCATTGACGAGTTGGATATAGTTCATTGATGCCATAGTTATATATTATACCATAAAATTGGTTAAAAGTCAATACCCTACCACTTAACTTTATCTGCCCAGTACGCAGCAGAAAGCTTACCTTTAGCGATATTCGCTGCATGTCGAGCTTTAAAGCTCTTCTGTCTAGCCTTCTCTGCTGTAGTCTTAGGAGAAGAACCTGCTCCGCTTACACCTTGTTGACCAAATCTAATTAACTTCTCCGTATCTCCAGACTTAGCCAATACAGCATGGGACTTAGTAGGATGTCCTGGAGTACGTTTAGGCTTGTTATAGCCTGAGAAGGTTTCTTTACCTTTTTTAATCATTTCTTCTTCGCTGTCTTAGCAGCTTCCTTAAAAGCTTTAGCCGTAGGAGCACCTTTACTGCCTACCTTACGCATCTTCTCTCCAGATCCCTGAGCTATCCTTTTACGTTTAGCTGCGATATTGGAATACAAGCCAGGCTTAGTAGCCACGCATAGCTCCCATCTTCTTCATAGGCTTAGCAACTACCTTAGCACCAGTCTTCTTAGCATACTGCTTAGCTTGCTTCTTACCCTTAGTTGTATAGGGGAACTTCTTCTCTTTGACCATTGGCATATTACTTACCTTTCTTTTTGGGTTTAGGAACTTTAGCTGTTTGTAATGCGATTGCGACTGCTTGCTTCTGCGGTCTTCCTTCTTTGACCATCTTAGAAATGTTCTTACTGATTGTCTTTTGTGACTTACCTTTAGCGAGTGGCATTATTATTCCTTATGAAAACTGTTGTACGGTACTACGTTGCTCTATTTCTACAGTGATAATACAAGTTGTTGTAGAACCTGTCTCTGACTGTACTCGAATCTCATCACCTTCATCTAACATTACATAAGCCTGTCCATCTATTCTGAGGAAGTTCTTAGCAGTAATAGCATACTCAGACAATACTTCAATCTCAACATTCTCACTTTTGTCGTACCACCACACACTGATCCACTTAGAAGATGCACTGTGATTAGTAGCAAACAAGAGTAACCACTTAGCCATGTTCCTAGTTGGAACAGTAAACATAGTAGTCTTAGTATTAGCTACTAAGTCTTTGCCTACGGAATGTGATCGACTCATTTTCTAAATACCAAGTCAGCCATCCAAGTTACAAAACCACCAAAGACTGAGGCAGCTCCCATGATAGCCCACAAAGATCCTTTAGATCTTTCAGCCATTGCTACGAGTTTCTTGATGTCGTATTCCATTGCACTTACTTTGGATTCTAAGTTCTCTACAGCATGTACTAACTTGCCGTATTCTATCGGGTCTATATCTGCCATGATTTATTCTTATTAAGGAATCATTGAAGGATCAATAATATCGCCACTGTCATCACGAACACCGTGAATACAACAAGCAGTTGTTCCGTCTTCTAGTGCTTCTAAACGATGTTCTTTATCTTTTGCAATAAAAATTAAATGAGGAGCAGTAAAAACTGTTTCTTTTCCATCACTAGTAATTTTTAAACTACCTTTAGATAACAAAGTAACGTGGTCAAAATCATGAGTATGTCCTTCTTCAATGTCTCCAGCTTTTTCAAAAGACATCATACGAATAAAAACATTTGCTACTTTACCAATTGTAATTAAAGGATATGCCATTATAACTCCGTTACATTAATTGTGTCCCAAGTCCATGTATCTGTATTTAATACAGAATTGGGATGTGGTTTAGGTGAATAAAAAACATCATGCTCACTGTCGTAAATAAAACCAACACTAGCAAAATTACCACGCAATGGTGTTCCTCCTTGGTTATGTTGATTACCATAAGTATTATAAGAAGTTTGAATCCATTGTCCGGGAGACGTGTCTACGAAAGTATTAAAAAACTCTGGCTCTGCAACAATAACTTGTAATACTTTTCCATCAAGTACTTTAGCGAAATGACTCATGCTGTGTAACTCCCCGATGCTGTGAATGTCATAATTGTATTGCTTCCAGACGTTGTAACAGTAGGTGAACCAGTAGTTGTTCCTGTGTATTTAGCAGTAGGAACAGAAATAATAACTACACCTGAACCACCATTACCACCTCTACCAGAATAAGGAGAACCAGCTCCTCCGCCTGAACCTGTATTAGCTGTGGCATTTCCACCAGCACCTCCATTAGACGCACCGCCTGTTCCGCCACCTGCTGAACCAGCACCGCCAGTACCGCCAGCACGATATTCACCGTATCCGCCACCACCACCTGCACGAGATACTGCTGAACCTGTGATAGAAGACGATGTACCAGCTCCTCCAGTAGCTCCACTAGAAGTTGTTGGTGCTGCACCTGCACCTCCAGAGCCTCCACCAGAAGCACCACCGTTGGAGTAAGTCGAACCAGCACCGCCATTGTTTCCTTGTCCTGAAGTACCGGTTCCTGCAGCACCGTTACCAGAACCACCACCGCCTCCAGAACCACCATTTAAACCTGCAGTAAGTCCTCCAGTTGCAGATCCACCGCCTCCTCCTGCAACAGCAGTTAATCCTAAACCAGTACTGTCGTTTCCAGAGGCTCTTCCTCCTGTTGT